CCCCCCCCGTCGCCCGCCCGCGGACCTCATGTGCCCCTCATGTGCGCCCCCCAGCCCCGGAACCTCATGGTGCGGTATTCCAGATTCTCCATACGCCATACGGAATTCGGAATTCGGAAATCCAGAATCGGGAATCGGGAAATCCGGAATCATGGTGCGGTCGAGTAGGCCAATCCAAGCGATCCTCTTCTAAGCGGTGATACCCCCGTTCCGCTCCCCACACTCCATCCGAGCATCAAACGCGCTCCTAGACCCATCCAAGCTCCAGCAATCGACATCCATATCCATCCATCACAACCACCACCACCCACCTACCACCTGATACTTCGTAATCAGTTGGGGTTCGCAATAAATGCCGCCGCCGCGGGGGGCGTAAGTCCCCCAAAAGCGTAGCGGCGCAGCATTTATTGACTCCCTTTTAAGGGAGTATGGAACTCCCTTTTAGGGGAGATAGCGGGGGGGGCTGGGAACTTTGTGCTACCGTGGTCTGAAGTTCCTTTTGGATACTTGACGGGTGTCTTGAGACATGTGACCTTGGTTCTCTCATGAGTTACTTAGACAACGGTTCCACCTTACGCGCCATGTTCCGCCTGATGCCGCCCATGCGGCACGATGCCGATCCGACACGATCCGAGGTTGTGGCCCACATCCGCGAGAATATGAGGTGTGAATTGGGCCGTGCGATTCGTGCGTTTGATTCGATGCGCCATCTGAAGAGCGCGGTGTTAATATACGATCGTATCCATCGTCAGTGGCGTGGATGTGATTGGGTGCCTGCCGAGGAAGTGGACAAGATATCACTATTGATGAGTGTTGTTACGGAGTTGAAGCGTGATATATCGTCATTGAGATCGGAGCTTCGGAAGGTGAAGAACGAGATGGTCTTGTCGCGCCGGCGCAAGGGTGGCAAGAAGGATGAGGAGGTGGCCGACTCGAAGGATGATCCGGAACCCGAACATCAACAAGCCGCTCCCCCCGAAGAGAAAGCGGCTGATGGAGAAGACTACTGGAAAGCTATGCGCGCCGCCTTGGCCGATGTGGAGGTGGTTGCGGCTCCTTCAGTTGCGCCCCGGTCATTAGCATCGGGTTCCACTGCTCCCACAGAATACCCGTGGGAGAATGACGAAGATGAAGTGAGCTAGACTGGAGCCGCGATCCGCGCTTGCAGAAGGCCAACTGGAACCTTCTAGGTTTGTTTTGGCCTACCTCATGCAGAACCGCTATCTCACGCGCCCAGTTGGCGAGTTCGCTGGAGCCGAAGCCTGAGTGGGCCAGTTCCATTGTGGTGAGTGGTTCGCCGGTTTCCTTGCGTTGAGGTTTGGCAACGTGATGCATCCAGATCCAAGCGACCTTGGTCTCGTGGAGGATGGGTTGGAGTTTGTTGCGAAGGAACACGCTGACCTCGCCCTGGTCGCTGAGATCGCCGCCGAAGTAGCTGAAGAGTGGATCGGCCACGATGAGATCGAGCTTGGAGCGGTGGATGAACCGGCGGGCGTAGGCGAGGAACTGGTCCCCGGTACGCACGGTTTCGGTGCGGAACTCTAGGTGGGTGCTGAGATGGCGCATCTGTTCTCCGGTAAGGTTCAGCTTACGGGATACCCCGCGGAAGGCTTCGGCGAGGTCACCCTTGTCGTTCTCGGCTTGGATGACTCCGATCTTGAGTGGCCGGATTGGTTTGATCTTGAAGAAGTCGAGGCCGAGTGCCCATCGGATGATGATCTGCATCATAAGGGACGACTTTCCGATACCGGTACCACCGCTGATGATCATGGAGGAGCCGCGGGTGATCCATCGATTACCGATCAGGTTATCCGGATCGTTGGTTGGATCGAAGTCCATGAGTTCTTTGATGGTGACGATCGTGGACTTGTCGTCATCGGACTCGCGGGAGGTGAGGTAGTCCTCCCATGATTCTGAACCGAGGTTGGTGGCCAACAGCTTCTGCTGGGATACAGGACTCCGCCATGCGCCGGGGAGCCGGGAGTAGCGCGAGGGGTTCTTGTTCTTGGCATCGATGCCCGGGATGCTGCTGTAGATGATATCCCGGCGGATGTCCCATTCCTTGCGGTTGGGCGCATCGACGCGGACCCAGGCATGGATACTCTTGCCGCCGGAATCGATGAGGACGGTGATGGGCAGGCCAGAATCGCGGAATAGCTTCTCCTGTTCGGCCTTGGGCTTGTCATCGAACTCCACCAGGACATGGCGGTACGCGCTGACATCGTTGTCGGAGCCGCTGTAGAGGTTGGGCCGGAAGGGGTTGATGCGAACGAAGATCCCTTCGCGTTCCTGCGACAGGATGCGGGATGCCGGATCATCGAAGCGGTTGATCCAATCTTCAACGGGGATGAATGATCCAGCACTAACTGGCCTACCATCTTCGACGGCATCACAGATACAGACCACCTCGGTGGGGGCGAAGGCGGCTCGGAGGAACCGCTTGAACTCGCTGGCTTGAGGATCGGGCGCAACCGCTGGTGACGGTCGCTTGAACGATACCTTGGTGATATCGAAGGGAGCGGTTGAAGGGGCGGATCCGGACTGAAGGAGATGGCCGGCTGGTTTGGCGTGAGACTTGGAAGCGGCCTCGCGGATCTTGTGGATGAGTTCGCGATCGGACCAAGGTGGTTGGCAGGATTGATTCCAGTTAGAGAGCAGGCCAATAGCATCGCCCTCCGAGAGCTGGAAGCCGTGTACGAGGCCGACGGCAGCGGTGTAGGTAGTTGAGTGACCGGACTGGCCAGAGACGGCTGGCGGCACCTTGGAAAGCCAAAGGGCCGCTCGTTGGAGCGGTGTCATATCGTTGTTTGTTTGGGACCGATCGTTGGGGGCTACTTCATCTTGTCGATCTTCATCAGCCGTTTGATGGCTTGGGTTTTGGGGGAATAGGCTCCGATCTTTTTGGTGCTGGGCTTGGCGGCGTAGGCGGCGGGCTTGGACTTAGCTTTCTTCATAGGGTTTGAATTTGGTGTGGAATTCCGAGGTGAGGCGAACGTAGATGTTGCTTCCTCTTTGGTAGATGATGACGGGTGCTGTGAGTTCTGCGAGACGATACTGGCCTACATGCAGGACCGTGACTATGACTCCGGGGTTGGATCGATTGACGAACCGGCAGGGTGGGAGAGTTGGGGGATTTTCCATATGCGACGTTCTATTGGTTCGGGGTAAGCAATCCAGCCTTTAGCGATGCCCCAAGCAATTATCTGGGCTGACTGTTCGATGAGCTGGCGGTTCTCTTCGGTGAGGATGGTTCGTTCTTCTTCGGTGATGGGACCGGGTTTCTTGTTATTTGAGAGGCGGCTTTCGTACCAGGGTTGCTCTTGTCTTGGTGTCTTCATGGGGTGATGAGGCGAGCCAAGAGACAGTTGCAGTAGGTACCCTTGGTTTTGGCGTTACATCGAGCATGATGCACAGGGTTGGAGACGATGTGCGAAGTGAGGTCGCTCGTGAGCTGGACCAGCTCAAGGAGACGTTGGGATGCTTCTGCAATGAGCGCATTGGGGATTCCATCTGGGGTATCTAGTTCGGCTGAGATGATGTTGAGCGCGTTGACGATGTCGTGTGTTGAGGACTGTTTCATTTCATTGCTTGGAAGTTTTGCCGCAATGCGGGCAGTGCCTGCCTAGGCCGGGGTCGATGGGTTGGGTATCAAGCCAGGCGCACAGATCGTGGTAAGATCTGCGACCGAAGTTGGGCCACTTGAACGGAACGATTTCACGGGTTTCGATCAACATAATGGCGGTCGCCTTGTCTTCGACTCCGAGTTTCTCCATCAAGAGGACGTTGCGAGTGCTGAGACCGCTGGTCCATTTGTTTTTGTCATCATCGCGCTTTTTGCTGGCAGAGATGATTTGTGATACCCGTTGCTTCGAGATCTTCATCTCGTCACCGATAGCTTTGTAGGTGTAACCCTTAAGCCTCAGTTCTTTTATCTTAATGATTGAGTCGTTGATTTTCATGTATGTATGTTTGAGAAGCTTCCTTCTTTTCTTGCTGACTGCTTTATCTATTGCAATGGTATCTGGACCGCTCGATACCGTTTGTTTGCTTTGTGGCACTGGACACACAGTCCGGTTTGTGTTGTGCATCCGCAGCCCAAGCATGCGGCCAATTCGTGACATAACTGTTTCCATCGTTGTTCCTCTATTGTTTGTTTGTTTGTTTGTTTTTCTTGTTCATGATGTTCCATGCACATGATGATGAGATTCCGTATTTCTTGGCCAACTCCCTGCATGTGAAGGTTGCGTGTTCCTTGAGGATGGCTTCCTTAATTTCTTCTGGAACGGCTTCCCACCGCCTGGGAATCTTGGGGTCAGGGTCTTTGAAGGCGGTGACTGGTCCCAACATCTTTTCCATTGACTCCTTGGTCAACCGTAATTGTTTGAGTATGCTCATTTTATTCGCAGGAGAAGACGGTGTCGGTTGTGATCAGTCCAGTTGGCCATCCAGTTGTAGTGAATGACTTCTCGATGAAGATTACTTTGTCGGTGGGTTGAATTGTGAGGCGTTCGCCCTCGGTTCGGATGAACATGAACTCCTTAGCCTGGTTAGGCTGACGACTCCAGCTATCGCCTATGGGGGCGGCGGTGAAGAGGTAGTCGCCAGTGGTGATTAAATCATCGCATTTGACGTTGCATTCCAGCCCCCGCAGGAACGTGTACTCGATGGTGGTGAAATCGGTTCCGTAGCAGTCCCATCGCTGGGCGTTTTGTTTGCTCCAAATGGGGTCAGGTTGTAGATCGAATGCTATGGCGTGAGGCGGAACCGCCCGGTAGACCGCTCCGCATTCCAGCATGATGGTACAGCCCCACATTCGACCTGGGATCGAGACCAGGCCGAACCAGACGCAGGGGGCAAACCCGGTGCGACTGGAGATGAACGAGGCATCGACGAAGCAATATTGGTGATGGGGCAGTTGGCCCGCTTGTGAGTAGGTCATGTCAGAAGGTGTTTGATGATCTGATTTCTGTCTTTAATCGTCGCTCGGAGAATGCTCTCTAGAACAACGTGAGGGTTGATTGTCGCAACGTGATTCCACTCTGGATTGCCATCGATGTGTTTAGCTGTATCTAGACTCTCCACGCGAACTAGTCCGTTAGATTTGTGGACGTAGATGAAGGCGCAGTCTCTCATTTGTCTTCCTTCTTGTGGGCGTTTTTATAGTTTTTCCATGCTGCCTTTTCCAGCCTCTTGATGAGTTCCTTCGCTTCGTTAAGTTCACGTTCTATATCACAACCGACACGATAAACATCTCCAGTCATGTGTTCCAATGCGGCCATCTGCGCCGCTTTCATGCGTGGGGTGTCACTCACGCCATTTGTCCTCCCAATAGAGCAATAGATCCGCTCGCATTGCGTCGTTCTCGGTTTCGAGTTGTTTGATGCGGTCTTCTATTTTACGGACCTCCAGAGCAATTTTTCGCAGTGAGTTTTTATCACAAAGGCCAAAAGGGTCTTCCGCTATGTAAAGCAGTCGTTGTTCAATGTTCACGGCTTGGCCTCCTTGGCTTTGCGCCCGTAGTCTTTTGCGAGAGCATCACGCGCAGCATCACCTTCTGGTCCTTGTCGGTTGCAGTCCGAAACTTTGGTTTCGTACCAAGCTAAAGCCTCCTCCAGCCGCTTGATGCGCTCTTGAAGCTGCGATGCATACCCGCATGCTACGGAAGGAATTTGAGTGCTTGATCCGCACTTGAAATGGCGCGTATTAACTCCATTAAAACACAGAAATTCAGCCTTACACCGAGGGCAATAGTGTTCGTCACTCACGGCTTGGCCTCCTTAAATTTCATGTAGATTCCCCACGCATTATCAATTTTATCGGTAACAGCTTCTAATGTTTCATCCAGCCGCTTGATGCGGTCTTGTAACCTAAGGTTCTCTTCATTCAACAATTGCTGCTGACGGATAATTGAGTTTGCTGCGTTGAGTTCACGTTCCAGCCTCCTGCACAGCATACCGAGGTCGCCTACGTTGTGAGCGGTTGAGTCGGATATGGGGGTGTCGCTCACGGCTTGACCTCCTTGGCTTTGTGCCACAATTGCTTTGCTGGAAGATTCTCTCCAGCTATAGATAAAAGACATTCGTCTAAGTAGTTTCCAGCTTTCACTAACCGAT